TGATGATGTTGCTTCATTCATATAGCCGATTATAGAGGTAGTTGTGTTCTTTTTGTGATTTCCCTTTTCGTAACGATTACGGCGATGCGGCTACAAGTGCTTTCTTCAAATACTTTTGGTAAAGCGTTTTAATACATGATTTGCGATTATGTTCGATTATGAAGGCTACAGCGGCATGACCATACGTTGTGCGCGTCGGTTGCGTTCGATATGTATGGGGACTTTATATAAAAGGAGCGAGACGTCCTAGAAAAAACAAAAAACCGGAAACCAAAAGGTTTCCGGTTTCAATTGGTAGCGGGGCATGGATTTGAACCATGGACCTCTGGGTTATGATCCTCATAACCGTCAGGGCAGGTCCTTGGCCTTGGCAACCTTCAGGCCGCCAGGATCCATGCCCTGCGTCTTCGGCCGTCGCTAGAAGCGACGTCCTGGCCTCCGTTCCTGTGATCCTCGAGATAGGCCAGCAATGACGCTGGTGTGAGGCCGCCGTCCATCAGCATCTCCAACGGGATGCCGATCCATGCGGCCGTGTCGAAGGCCTCGTCGATCGTCCAATCAGTATCGCTTTTCAGGCGTGCGCTCATCGCCTGTGGCGATACGCGCATGACCTTCGCGAGGTCCTTCTTCTTAAGTCCGAGCAGTGGCAAGATCCATGTCACGTTCCGGGCTATCACATCCTGCCGTCGCGTTTTCGTGGCGGCTTTCTTCAATGCAATGCTCATGCCAATCATGATACTACGGGAAAACCGTACTTGCACAAAAAGTCGTATTTCTACCAAAACTACGGCGTGTCCGTATTTTTTTGTAGTTATAGTGTGCCTTGTCCCTACAGAAAACTGTAGAACAGAAAGAAAACCGTAGATAGGGAATGGACCGAATGAACAGCAGAATCAAGGCGCTGATGACAGAGAGGGGCCTCACCCAAAAACAATTGGCCGGCCATCTCTCGCAGTCAAGCCAGTCGGTCTGCGACAAGCTCCACAAGCGCGGCTCGTGGACCGCGCGGGATTATGCGGGGCTCGCGGATCTCTTCAATGTCTCGGTCGATTACCTCATGGGCCGCACCGACTGCCGTCGGTCGGCCGGAAGGAAGGAATCATGAAGACCCGAATCAGGCACGTGGCCGAGGATGCCGCGGCGATCGTCCTGGTCGCCAGCTGGATCTTCGCATGGATCGTGCTCTTCACCCTCGAATCGTGCACGCATCCGATCGAGAAATGGGTGGCGTTCGCATGGATCATCGCCGCCTGCCCGGCGGCGTTCTGGTCGCTGTGCGGCTACGTTTCCTCCCACGAATAGGACTTGCCCGCCATGACTTCCATCCAATCACATTGCGACAAAAGAGTCAGGGGTGCCAATTGTTGGGCATCGACGTTCAGTGGCGGGAAAGCGACAAAGGCCAGTCGTTAAAACCAAATAACCATAACTGAAAATTCTCAAACCAGCGGGACGTCGGACTCCGGCGCCCCGCGCAGGGCAGTTGCAGGTTTGCCGCAACCCCCGGAGCATTCCGGACGGACTCCAACGGGTTGCAGCGCGGTCCGATTCCGCGCCTGCCCACGACCGCGTCAACGTCACCGCCACGTGTCCACAGGGATAGTCAGCGCGCCGGCGGAGCGATGAAGGGCGAGGCGTTGGCTCCTTAGGCGCCGTTGAGCCCTCCAGCGCGGCCAACAAAAAAGGGCTCCCACACAGTGGAAGCCCAGAGAAACATCAATGAAAGGATACCACCATGCCTGAATGGGCATACGCGGACTACCTCCGCGCGATTCGGACGCCGTCCGAGAAAAGAGACCTGGCCGACAGGATCATCATCCGGATCTTCCAGGGGGCCGCAGCATGAGATCGCTCACCCTGCCCGAAACCGGAGGCTATCACATCGTCAAATACGGCCAGCGCAAGGCGTCAGAACGCAAGGAAGCATGGCGAAAGGACCGATACAAGGGCATCGGCGGCTCGGACATGAGCGTCGTGCTCGGCATCAGCAAGTTCAAGACGCCATATCAGCTCTGGCTCGAAAAAACGAAGAAGAAGGCGCCCGAGGACATCAGCGGCAAATGGGCCGTCGTCAAGGGCAACGCCCTCGAGAACACGCTGCGTCAACGGTTCCGCCGCATCCACCCAGAATGGCAGATCACGGACGGGACCGACAGGGTCCTCATCCGCGACGACAAGCCATTCATGCGCGCCAGCATCGACGGCGCCATCCACGATCCGGCCACCGGAGAGTGGGGTGTGCTCGAGATCAAGACCGCGGGCAGCAGACGCTATGGCGATTGGCACGACGAGGACGGAGACCTCAAGGTCCCGGACTACTACATCGCGCAGGTCACGTACTACCTGGCCGTCACCGGGTGGAAATGGGGCGCCGTGTACGCGGACCTCTCCGACGGCAGCGATCCGGTGGAATTGCGCGTGGAGCGCGACGAGGATGACATCCGCGCTGTGGAACGTGCCGCCGAGGAATTCTGGGGCTTCGTCGCCACGGACACCATGCCGGAACTCAAAAGCCAGTCTGATGTCCTCACCGCCTTCCCGGAACCAGTCGACGACGGGATCGTGGACATGGGCTCGGACGAGAAGACCGTGGATCTCATGCGCGCCTACGCCACCGCCAAGGCCGCGAAAAAAACAGCCGATGAGGCGGAGGACCGGCTCAAGCAGCAGCTCATCGTCAAGATCGGCGGTGCCTCGGGAATCAAGGCCGGCGGATACAGGGCCACATACAAGGCCTTCAACCGCGCGGCGCACATGGTCCAGGCATCCAGCGGACGAAGGTTCACCTTCGGAAAACCAAAGGAAAAGAAAAACAAAGGAGATAAGTGATGGGAACGTTAGCGAAGCAGGCGCAGTCCGCGCAGCTGCAGAAGAAGGAAAGCCCTACTTCGCAGCTGCAGGACGTGCTCAAGAGGTCATGGCCTCGCATCGCGGCCGTCATGCCTAAGGAGATGAGCGAACAGCGCCTCTACCAGATGTACGTGAGCTGCATCAACCGCGAACCTCTGCTCGCCGAATGCACGGTCGAATCAGTGCTCTCATGCTTCATGCGATGCACCGCGCTCGGCCTCGAACCGTCCAACACCGACGGACTCGGACGCGCGTACATTTTACCGTACGGCAACAAGAACCTCAACGGACGGAAGGAAGCCACGTTCATGCTCGGCTACAAGGGCATGATCGATCTGGCGAGACGAAGCGGCGAACTGCGCAGCATCCACGCGCAGGCTGTCTACAAGGGCGACGAGTTCGACGTCTGGGAGGATGAGACCGGCCAGCACTTCAGATTCCATGCCAATGCGAACGCGAAGCATTCCGAGGGGACTCTGACCGACGTGTACGTCAACGCGCAGCTGATGAACGGCGGCTTCGTCTTCGAACACATGACCAAGTCCGAGGTCGACGCCATCAGGGCGCGAAGCAAGGCCGGGAACTCCGGCCCATGGCGCACCGACTACGAGGCGATGGCGCTCAAAACAGTGATCCGCCGCAGCTTCAAATATTTACCGGTCTCCACGACGGCGGTGGCCGCCGCCGCATCCGACGAGACCACTCCGGACTACAGCGACGTGTTCCATCCGACATTCCACGCCGAACAGGAGTCCGAGCCGGTCGACGTCGAGCCGAAGCCGGCCGACGTGAGGAAGTCGAAGCTCGAGGGCATCACGAACGCGTTCCATGCGATCGGCGTCGGAGATGAGAAGGGGATATGCGAAACCATCTCTCAGATCATCGGACACTCAATCGGACATGTCGGCGAACTGACCGACGAGGAATGCGACAAGGTGATGGCCGACCTGCAGGGCGGCATGAAGGGAGACGTGCAATGAACATCGAAGCACGTAACGGAAGTTTCAACAATGACGGGACCATCGACGTGAGGGTCAACCTCTACGGAGAAGGCGCGATCGTATTGACGTGCGACGAACAGCGCATCGATATGGCGCTCGGCCCGAATGACATCGACTCGCTCATCGACCAGCTCGAACGCATCCGCGGGCTCTTCAAGGTACTGCCGGACGAACCGAAGGAATGCGGCGTCTACTACGGCAAGGCATCGAAGGGGATTGTCCTGCGCTCTCCGTCCGGAAAGTGGGTCATTTTCGACACGGACTCCGAGAATGGCGTGGCCGTCGAGTCATGGCCGGATCTGGTCAGAAACCTCATGCCAGGAGATCTGCCGCTCCAACGGCTCTCGCAGGAATCGCTCGGCATCGCGGCCCTGAGCGAGCGCGTCGTGGCATGTGGGGAGAGCGAGTCATGAGCCTCATGGGAATCAAGGCCACCTGCGCCGGAAGGATCACGAAGCAGGGACTGCGCACGTTCCAGGCCGGAGGCGAGACGTATTGCGGCTTCTCGCTCGCCGTCACTCCACGAGTGAAAGTGCAGGGCAAGTGGCAGAACGGGCCGAAGCTGTTCATCCGCTGCACGGTCTGGGACAAGTATCTCGCGGCACATGCGATCAACAGCCTGCAGGCCGGAGACAACGTCATCGTGTCGGGCAGCATCACGACCGAGGAATACCAAGGCCAGACGAATCTCAACATGGGGGTCGAAGCGCTTGGTCTCGACCTGTCATGGAACGATGCCTCGCCGACACGCGACCAGCAGCAGGCGTCGGGCGGCGGATACGCGGATGTCGCCGACGATTTTGGCGAACCGAATTTCTGACTTGAAGGTGATTTTGAATGGATGATGACAAACGCAAGATCCTCGTCTCACGATCCGTGAACGTCGAATACGAGGGAATTCTGGCGCAGGCCGGCCTGAGCGCCGACACGACACTGCGCATCGAGGTGGATCCGGAGAGCCTTTACCCGGACCCGCAGGCGGTGGCGCTCCTATGGCTCGCCTCGACCTACACGTTCCACGGACTCGACCTGTTCGAGGACTTCCGCGACGACTTCGAACAGCGCACCGGCGATAGATTGCAGGAGATTGTCGACAATTGGCCGCTCATTTTCAGAGGCGACTTCGAACACGTGGCGAAGAAGCTATTCGCGGCTCAGAAGCCGGTGGTCAACCGTCCGCCGTTCAGCACCTGCCCGCGCTGCGGCCGGCCGTTGTGGGCACGTGAGGGCGTGACTCCGCTCGATGAGATCAAGCAGGCGCTCAAGGTGGACCCGCACCCGTGGTGGTGCCCGGTATGCGGCCAGCGTTTCGCCTACGACCATGCGACGGAAAACGGAGTCGATATATGGAGCATCCGGTGCACGGCCAAGTTCAGCGCTCGCGAGACGCTTCGCGACCTCGATTCGATGGTGGCTTTCGACCAGCCGGCGCTGCAGCTCGATGCCACGAGGAACGGCGGCAGCGATGGTCAATCCAAGTAAGTCCAAGGGCACGAAGATGGAGACGAACACGGTCCGCTATCTCTCTTGGGCGCTGCAGGACGAGAGGATCGAACGCATGCCGCTGCATGGGGCCAAGGACGTCGGCGACATCACCGGCGTGAGGTTTCAAGGCGGGAAGGTGTGCGTCGAATGCAAGGACACGAAACAGCCGAAGTACGCCGCGCATTGGCTCGAACTGCTTGACGAGATGGGCAACGCCGACGCCGAGTACGGCGTGCTCATCCAACACGCGAAGGGCCAGGGCGTCGATGCCGGTTCGATGGGATGGCAGATGGCGATCATGACGCGCGACATGCTCGACGCGTTCACGGCGCCTTATGCTTCGACAGCCATCCCCGAAGTGGTGCAGACGGTCGCGAGGGAGCTCGCCGGCACGGATCGCACCCTGCGCGGCCATTGCGGCCCGCTCGTGTGGATCCCGCTGTGCCTATGGGCGCTGTTGGTCAACGACCTGCAGCCGCTCGGACCTGACGACGAGGGAGGTGATGAATGATGATGACCGCGGAAGAATCGGCCCTCGAGATGGCGAAGCGGGCCGAGGACCAGCTGACTGAGGCGGAACGCCTGCTCGCGAACGGAGGTGGGGAGCGCGATTTCGCCATGGTGGTGGCGCTCGGTGACGCGTGGACGCGTCTATCGATGGCCTACAACGCGATAGCAACGTCACATGCTCCGTCATGTGACGCGTCACGTGACGCTGTGATGCGTGACGTTACGTGTGACGAGACGTGACGCCGCCATGCGTCCGAGAACAGGAACAGCGTGCCGTCCGCAACCGGACCAGGGCGGCACGCCCATTCGAAAAAAGTTCCGGGGGGGGGGTGAGCGCCGATGGCCGTCGGATATGCCAAGCTGTCCAACGATTTCTGGCGTGACGACGACATGCAGGATCGTCTCGACGAGGATCCTCGCGCGTTGTGCATGTTCTTCAACGCTCTCAGCTACGCCAGTGACAATCTGACGGACGGATGGCTCTCGCACCGTGCGCTCAGACGCCTCGGCATCGATGGAAGCATCGCCGGAACGCTCGAGCGTTGGGGCCTGTTCGAGCGCGTCGACGGACATGACGACGGTTGGCAGATCGCCTCCTACACGGCTGAGCAGACTCCGGCCGAACGTGTGCGCGAGCAGGCGCGGCTGCATGCCGAGCGACAGAAGCGGTACCGCGAGCGCAAGGCGCGTGACGCGTCACGTGACGATAACGTGACGCGCCCTAACCAAAACCAAAACCAAAACCAAAACCAAAACCAAATTAATTCTTCTGACGAAGAATTAATAATCCCTCCCAAACCCTCCCTTGCGTTCGACCAGTTCTGGTCGGTATATCCGAACCACGACTATCCGGACGACGCCCTGCGGACGTTCAACGCGATCATGCATCGTCCTTCGGAGCGTCCGCAGCTCGCAGCCCTCATCGGTGGCGCCCAGTCGCTCGCGGCGAACGTGGAACCGAGGTTTTGGCCTAGCGCATCCAAGTGGCTGCGTGGCGGAGGGTGGAAGAACCCCGTGCGGCCGCATTCGGCGAGGCCGTCGAAGGCGCAGTCGAACGCGGAGTACAACGCGCGGTTCATCGCCGAAATGGCGAAGGAGGATGAATGCTGAAGCCCAAGGAGGCCGCTCTGGTGCTCGCGAAGATCAACGCGCACCACGGCAACATGCAGCTGGACCGGCTCTCGGTGCAGACGTTTCACGAGGAACTGCGGCCGGATGTGACCCTCGCGGAGTGCATGGAGGCGGTGAGGCGCTTCTATGCGGGCCATGACGGATCGTGCTGGTGTCGTGCCGGCGACGTTAACGCGGAGATCCGGCGCATGCGCAACGAGTCGAAGCCGAGTGAGGCTCAGATCGAACGCGAGATGATCTCGCTCGGAGTCGATTCGGGTGGTGCCGATGCCGCGTGGACGTACCGGCGCATGCGTTTCAAGGGTATAGAACCCGACAGGGCGGCCCGTACAGCTCTGACGACGCGTAGCCCGCTGTTCATCCAGCCGCCGTCACCAAACACGCAGGAGAGGCGTTCCAAGCGTCCGGAAATGGTGTTCGCCGGAGACCTGCACGACATCATCGGAAAGGAAACGAAATGACAGACAACAACACAAGGATCCTGCTCGACCCGCCGCGTCCGCCGGCCACGCAGAAGAAGGCCAAGCGGCGCATGCCATACGCGGTGGCCTCCACGATCATCATCATCGCATTCACGGCCGTGATCCTGAGCGCATGCGCCATGCTATCCGGCCTCTGCGTGATGTTCGCGTTCGACCACGCAATCGGCATGCAGGTCATCAGGATCGGCACGGGAGGATTGATCGTGGCTTTCTGCCTGATCGCGCTCGCCACCGTGGCGGCCCTGATCGAAGGGATGGCACGCAATGAGTGACACCGGAGCTAAAGACAGGCGCGTGGAGTCCGTTGCGGTCGAACTGTGGGCGCACAACTGGGCGATCCCGACACAGATCGACGACACCACCATGGAGGAACGCCTCGAGAAGTGGCGCGCGGAACCGTATTGGGTGCGGTCCGGCTTCATGGCCCAGGCGCGCAGGGCGGTGGCGGCCGCCGACGGGTCCACCAGCCCGGACGATCTGACCGACGGATACCACACGATGGCGGAACTGTACCGGCAGCGCATGCTCTGGCACGCCATGTTCGTTGATGCCGCCACGAGGGCCGGAACGTACAAGTGCGTCAAGAGCCGCCGCCACCACGACGGCGAGCCGTGCTTCGGAGGCGGATGGTTCATCGTCCAGACGGTCATCGACGGCCACGTCGTCGCACAGCACTACGAGTCGGCCTTCTGGGACCTGTTCCACTGCCGCGAGGTCGAGACGGCGCTCGCATGGGACGGATCCACTCCGCAGCAGGAAGGCGACGTGATCCAGCGGCATCTCGAGGGAGGAACGCGATGAAATTCAAGGTCGTCCCGCTCTCGTACACGCTCGACAGGAACACATATACGCTCACGCTGAACAACGCCGAATCGCTCAACGGCCTGCTTTCCGAGGGGTGGAGAGTGGTGCGCACCGACGTGCTGCCCGGACTCAATGGGAAAGAGTACAAGGTGGCGCCGGACGCATGCTTCGAACCGTCCCTGCCGCCGACGCTCGTCTACATCATCGCGAGGGGCGGCGCCACGGAGGACGCGCCATCGGACGAAGACTTCACAGAGAAACTGGAACGGCTGAAAAGCCGGCTCGAAGAGGACCACGGGATGCTGCGCCCGCTCCGCGAACTGCACGGGGACCATGGCTATATCCGCGCCGCCGGCTGCAGCCTGGAGAGCGCGATCTGGAACATCGAAACGCTTCTGACGGATGGAGACTGAGATGAAGCTGAAAGGGATAAGCGATTCCACCATTGAATTGGTGCTCGATCAGTTCGTGTACGTCGATTATGACGACTCATTCCCAGACAATCACCTGAGGGTCGGCGATTATGGCTATCTGCGCCAGGATCTGCCGACAGTGAGCGAAGCGGAGGTCCCATTCGAAATCGTTCTGGACGAATATACGGGCCTGCCGATGTTCGTCTTGAAAACCGGCCGCGATGACAAGCCGGAGGATCGCGTGGACGACGGCTCATACTGCAGCATCCTCCAAGCGCAACTGGACGGCTTCGAGTTCTACCGCACCGGCTCTCGGCACGGGGAGCCGTGGCAGGACGATTCATTCCACGGCTCGGAGAACTGGTCAACGGAGGGCGCGAAATGAGCGATGAACAGACGAACCCGTTCGAACTGCAGGACGGCGAACTCACCACGATGGACATGCATCGGTGCGACTTCTGCCGCACACTGGTATCAAGCCCAGTTTACAAGGTCATCGCCGTCTTCAACGGACAGGCGACAACGGCGGACGAGGTGTGCCCGGAATGCATGCAGCGTTTCGGTTTCAAACCAACCGCGGTCATCCCTTTGACGACGTACCGGAAGCTAATGGAATCAGTACCGGTAAGGGCGCTCAAATGAGCGGGTGGAGAGACAGTGCCGCATGCCTCGGCTACGATCCGGAGATCTTCTTCCCAAAACCGAAGGACGTGATGGCCATAAGGAAGGCGCAGGAAGTTTGCAGCGGATGCCCGGTCATCAAACAGTGTGGCAGGTTCGCCGACGAACACCCACGCATCGACGGCTACTCGGTGCAGGGAGTGTGGGGCGGCAGGCTGCGACTCGGAAAGAAGAACATATGAATCGCAAAAGCCAACTCGACTTCGAGGCTGAATATGTCCGCGACGAACCCATTACGATCTCCACAGACAAGACCATCGCGCAGATCGCCTCCGACGCCTATATGAAAGGCTTCGTCGACGGACGAATCAAACCGCAGACGGCAATCGAGATAGACGCAGGCATGCGCTACATCGCCGGGCAAGGGTTGCTGAGAAAGGACATCACCATCATGGCGGCCAGACACGCGATCGTCGGCATGTGCCAGGCGATGAGAGAGGAACTCACGAAAAGAGTGGACAAATGAGCGATTACAAGACACGAATGGCCGACGAATACAGACAGCTCGCAACTAGGACCGACAAGCTCAGAACCATGCTCAGGAAGCAGGCAGACGGCACGCTCGATTTCGAGCCCACGTGCCCGATTGAACTGCTGCGGCACCAGCTCGATGTCATGGACGAGTATGCCGACACACTTCGTCGGCGCGCCGAAATCGAGCACGTCGAACTGAACAGATACCAACGTTCCGACGCCGACATAGCGTTCGACGCGCTCAACCAATTGATCGCCCAGGAATTCGCGGCCATGCTCGCCGGACGGCGTTATGGCAATAAGCCCCTCGAGGAATGCGCGTCGATACGATACCACGCCTACACCTTCGCCAGAGACAAGATCTGGGAAGCGCTCGAGGAAGGCGGTTCGGAATGACGCGTGTGCACGGCTGCAGTAACTCCGACGGCGTCTTCATCTGCTTCAGCGGCAATGGCATCGGATCCGCGCGGTTCAGCGCCTCGCCCAGAGTCGAGCGCTGCATCGAATGCGGAAGGTGGTGGAAGCTCGACCACGTCTCGCCATACCTGAGCATATGGAGCCCGGTCCCGAAATGGCTCGTATGGCTCAGATGGCACAAACAGTGGAAGACGGAAAGGAAGTCAGTGGAATGAGCATATCGAAGAAGGCATGGGACATGCTCTGCGAAGGCAAGAGCGTGGATGAGGTCAGGATCGCCACTGGTTTCAGCAGGGCCGTGCTCGAAGCGATGCTCAAGGACATCGAACGGGACAGGCTCAGACGGAACGGATCCTGAAAAAGAAGAAGCCCACCCGAAGGCAGGCTTGCATCTCTCGACGGAAGCAATCATAGACCGAAGGGTGGGAATATGAGCGAACACGGGAACTGCCAGATCTGCGGGGCCGAAGGCGTCGGCGCCATCTGCGGCGAATGCGCCGAGGACTGGCGCCGACGTCTTGAATGGCTCCGCACGGAGGGCATGCCGACGCTGCGCCGGATCGCATACCGGCAGGCTCGGCTCGACGTCCCATCGGCGAGGGGAGCGAAAAGCGCCTTCCCTTGCACGCCGATCAACATCGAGGCGCAGCAGGCATACGCCATGGCGGAGACCCACTGCCAGATGCTCGCCGGCAGACTGGGCCTGAAACCCTTTGGAACCGACCGCCTCGGCCGACGCCGCACGCTGCGGCAATGGACATGGCTGCTGCCGATGCTTGAACACTACATGCCGCGTCTGCTCGCACTGCCCGACGCGGCGGAATGGCAGCACGCCACCGTCAAGGTCTGCGAGCGCGTCGCCGTCCAGGCCACACGACGGGAGGAACGTCGTCTGATCGGCATCTGTCCGGAATGCCATGCGTCGACGGGCACCGACGGCAACGAGGTGCGGACTCCGATCTACGCCGAGCATGGGGCGGACTACGCCGTCTGTCCGGTCTGCGGTTCGTTCCTCACGTTGAGCGACGTCAGACTCGAGTATCTGAAATCGGCGGGCATGCTGCACATCACGAGGACACGTGGCGACGCCGCGAAGTGGGTCACGGAGAACTGCGGAGTCCACGTCACAGGAAAGGACCTCGACAATTGGGCCCGACGCGGCTTCCTCCATCCGAAAAAGGTGGAGGGACGCTATTGGGAGTGGAACATCGAGGAACTCATCAAGGCGGTGCGCGAAAAACGTTCCGCCGATTGACTGAGCCGAAAACGTGCTACACTGTCGTGTGTCAAGAGACTGCCCCAGGCAATACGCCGAGGGGCAGTTCTTCGTATTCAGGCCCCTATAGCTCAGCCGGTAGAGCAGCGGTCTTTTAAACCATGGGTCCACGGTCCGGTACAGTTCGGTACAAAATCGCAATCACGAGACGCAGGGAGGCGGACATGGCCGGAATGCGCATTCCACGGAACATCACCTTCGACCAAGGCAGGGGAGTGTACATAGACGGCCTTCCGGTCATCCACCCGATCGCGGACGTCGGACCACGGTATGAGCCCATCGTGGACGGACCCGGAATCGTGTGGATCCCCTTCTACGCCGAATCGTTCACGGTCAGGTCCGATTACGGGCACCCTCAGGAGGTGCCGCATATGGAGGCGCCCATATACGACGCCTTACGGAAAGCCTCATATAAGGCCCCTCATACGGGCCGACCATAGAGGGCTGGGAATGGAGGCCGGGCATGGCTCAGTCGAAAGGCCGCTCCAAGGTCAATCCGAGGCGCAGCAATGGAGCAGCAAGAAGGCGCATCAAGCAGAGATGGCTCGCCATCGAACAACCACCGATCTGCCGCTTCTGCCATCGTCCGATCGACATCATGCTCAAATGGCCGGATCCGTGGAGCTTCACCATCAATGAGATCAAGCCGGTCAGCAAAGGCGGCTCGCCGTTCCAGTTTGACAACACCGAACCGATGCACTTGCACTGCAACTCCAAGCTCAAGGACCATCCAAAACAATACTTCGAACAATCGGCCGGAAAAACAGGAAAAAAGCCGGTTCCGGTCTCAAGACTGCCGATCACCAAAAGCCAGGATTGGTGAGCTCCGCTCCGAGGCCGGGGCGTTGCCTTCCCCGCCCCGGCCGAGGCACCCCAGAAGGCCAGTGCCCACATCCCCCCGCGTCCGTGGTCGATTTTCCAAGAGTCACGCCCACCTGCCTCCGCAGGGCCTCTCAGGGCGCTTCTCGGACCTCGATGCAATGCTTTTGACCCACTGGCCGGCCAGCCGCTTACGTGTAATCCTCGCCTTTTCATCCATGTCACAAAATTAGATAGACAACTACAGAAAACAGTAGTAATATTGATTACATGGATAAACATAAGAAATGTGTAGAGTGTGGCAGGTTCCTCCACAACTCCAAAACACCGAGGCGGCCGCGCAGATTCTGCAGCGCGAAATGCCGCCAGCGCTACTGCCGTGCGAACAGCATCCCAATGGAACTCCGTCGCCTCCACCGTTGGGTGCGGGCCGATGGAAAAAGGCCGATCATGTCGAATGGCCGGCCGGCGTCAAGCACAGATCCGGACACCTGGAACACCTATGAGGCATGCCGCTCCGGATCCGGCGATGGCTTCGGCATCATGCTCGGCGATGGGCTGGCATGCTGGGACTTCGACCACTGCCTCGATGCAGATGGCGATCTGATCGCCGATGGCGAGGCGGCGCGCATCGTCCCGTCGCTGCTCGATGAGGCCGTCTGGACCGAATCGAGCGTGTCGGGCACGGGCCTGCACATCTTCGTCAGGTCCACCGATCCGAGCTTCAAGCGTCCGGGCGTCGAATTCTACTCGCACTCACGGTTCATTCGCACCACCGGAAAGAGGTGGGAGAGATGACCACAGTGATCCGCAACCAAGGAACAAGCGTCGAGGTGCGCAGTCGCCTCGCCGAGGAAGGCAAGCCGGTACTGCTTGCTTTCAGCTGCGGCAAGGACTCGATCGCCGCATGGTGCGCGATGAGGGACGAGGGCATCGACGTCGTTCCGGCGTATCTCTACTACGTGCCGGGACTGACGTGGATCAACGAGGAACTGGATTACTTCGAACAGATGTTCCGCACCCGCATCTACAGGTATCCGCATCCGTCGCTGTACCGATGGCTCAACAACTTCGTCTACCAGGCGCCGGAAAGACTCCGGTACATCGAGGCGGCGCAGCTGCCCACACCCACATACGAGCAGACTTGGGATCTGATCCGCGAACACCTCGGGCTTCCGAAGGACACGTGGTGTGCGGACGGCGTCCGTGCCGCCGACAGCATCCAGCGTCGCGGCGCGTTCGTCCGCTACGGCTACTGGCGTCGTCAGGCGCGCAAGGTCAGTCCGATAGGCGACTGGCTCAAGGGTGAGGTCATGGACTGCATCGAAGCCCATGGGCTCAAGCTGCCGGTCGACTACGAGTGGTTCGGCCGGTCCTTCGATGGCATCGACAGGCGTTTCACGGAAGTGCTCAAACAGCGCGACCCCGAAGACTTCGAGGTGCTGCGCAGCTGGTTCCCGCTCCTGGAGGCCGATCATGTCCGCTAAGAACTTGAATTTCGGCGGCGGCGTGAGCTTCGGCCGCAAGAAGGCCAAGAAGCCGGCCGGCATGGATGGCATGACTGAATCGGAGAGGCGCGAGGCCGAGGCGTACCGCGCGAGGGCGAAGGCCGAGCGCAAGCGCTTCGTCGCTGCGACCGACAGCGAATTCTGGATCTGCCTCTGCTTCCCCGGCGCCGAGTATATCGGCCGATGGCATGAAGCCTTCGGCTTCGGCGAGGATCATGCGATCCTCAATGCGGCAGATGTCGTCGACTCGCTCGATGGACTCGGCGAGGCGTCGTCAGTCGCGTTCGGCGGCGGAGTGAGCTTCGGCGGATTGCGTTTCGGCGCGGAGAAGACCAAGGATCCGCTCGCCGACGTCACCGGCACGGGCGACCTCGAGGCTGACTGCTTCCTCGAGCTCTCGATCCTGCATGACTGCCTCATGGCCGCTCATGCGCCGGAGAGGCCGGCCGATCCGACCGACAGCGAGCACTGGTTTGTGCTCGCCTTCGCAGACAGGGGCGCGAAGGACGCGTTCTTACGCGCGCATGGGCTTACGAAACTTGGCGACAAGTACATGGATGGCGTCGCCGTCGCCAGAAAATTCGGCGCCTCGATCTGATTGGAGGTGAAACATGCGCAATGCGCTCAGTCGAATCGGCACCGCCGTGCGGAACGTCGCGGGACGCGTGAGGAACGCGCTCAGCCGCCGCTCCACGTCCGCCTCGGGCGGCCGCACGAGCGGTTCCTGATGTGGTTTTTCCGAAGCGAAAGCAATGGCCGTCCATAGTGACGGCCTTTTCCATTGGAGGGGAATATGAGCAACTACGTGCAGGGCGAATTCGATTTCACCCGCCAGGCGAGATCCCGCAGTGCGAGCCGCACGAGCGGTTCCTGATGTGAAACGGAGGCGGCACGATGACGGTCGAACAGCCCGACCTGCCCTCAGAGGTCGAATGGCCCGAACAGACGAAACGATGGTGGAAGGCCCTGCCATCCACGCCGGGTGCCGACCAATGGACGGAAAGCGATTGGGAATACCTCATGACCACCGCCCTCGTGCATGCCGCCGTCTGGGGCAACGGCGACTTCACGCTGCTCGGCGAACTGCGCACTAGAGAGGCCGCCTACCGGATCACACCGGCTGCGCGCAAGACCGCCATCAAGACGGACGACGAACCGCAGGAGGCGCACAAGGCGACGCCCCTCGACATGATCGCGCAGCGGAGAATGGAGATGCAGAGTGGCAAGAAAACTCAAAGGCGTGCAAGAGCCTAGCTTCTCCGTCGTCCCGCGCCACTCCGGATCCGAAGGGCCTCTCGCATGCGACCTCGCCGCTGGATACGACATGCCTCCGGACCCATGGCAGCGCAAGGTCATGGAAGGGTGGCTCGCGACCTTCAAGAGCGGCAAATGGGCGGCCGGAGACGTCGGCGTCAGCGTCCCGCGCCAGAACGGCAAGAACGGCATCCTCGAATTCTGCGAACTGTATATGGCCGCGATCCTCGGCCTCAAGATCCTCCACACAGCGCACGAGGTCAAGACGTGCCGCAAGCACTTCATGCGAATGAAGCACTACTTCGAAAACTCGCGCAAATATCCGGAACTCGCCGCGATTGTCCAATCGATCCGAAGCACCAACGGCCAGGAAGCGATATACCTCACGAACGGCGGCGGCATCGAATTCATCGCACGTTCGAAGTCGTCTGGCCGTGGCTTCACCGTCGACGTCATCGTCTGCGACGAGGCGCAGGAACTCACGGACGAACAGATGGAAGCCATGCAGCCGGCCATCTCATCGGCCCCGTCCGGCAACCCGATGACCATCTACGCCGGCACCCCGACACCGCCAACATCGCCTGGAACCGTGTTTGCACGACTCCGCAAAGAGGCCCACAGCGGCAAAAGCCGGCGCCTCTGCTGGTTTGAATGGGGTGTCAAGGAAATCGGAGACGTCGAGGACCGCAAACGGTGGGAGGCAACCAATCCAAGCCTCGGCATTCGCCTGCTGCCAAGCGTCATCGAATCGGAAGTCAAGAAATTCAGCCCGGACGGCTTCGCACGCGAGCGCCTTGGCTGGTGGGACGAGACGGCCGACAGGTCGAGCGACATCGACCTCAAGAACTGGGCCGCATGCCGCACCACAACGCCGGCGACCGAAGGCTACGCGGCGTTCAGCGTCAAATTCAGCCCGGACGGCCGACATGTATCGCTCGCGGCCTGCCGCAAGCCGCCTGCCGGATCCGACCTCAAACCGCACGTGGAACTCATCGAATACAAGACCATGAGCTCCGGCACCGATTGGATCGCCGACTGGATGGCCGCCGAGAACAAGCAGGGTGCCACAAGATGGCGCGAAAGCCTCGCGATCGTCGTAGACGGACGCGTCGGCACGAGCGACCTCATCAACAAACTCATCGACCGCAAGGTCTCCAAGCGGGTCATCTGGACGGTAGGCGCCGGACAGATGCAGGACGCCGTGGCGATGTTCGAGCAGGGCGTCAACTCGCATCTGCTCACGCAATTCGGGCAGCCGGCCCTCGACGAAGGCGTCGGACACGCGCTGCACAGGGAAATCGGAAACAACGGAGGCTTCGGATACGAGTCAAGCTCGGAAAACGTGGACGTCACGCCGGTCGAGGCCGTGGCGCTCGCGTACTGGGCGGCGCGCACGTCGAAACGCAATCCAGGAAGGCACGCTAAGGCGGTGGCATTATGAGCGACGAGATCACACCACAACTCCAGCAGATCCGGCCTAGCGGACTGCCGGAGGAATGCATGGTGGACATCGACGTCATGCTCCAGAAATGGCAGAACAAGCTTGGACGGAACCAACTGCGGAGCAGATACTACGACGGTCGCCAGAATCTGAAGAACCTCGGCATCGCGGTGCCGCCCACGCTCTCCAAGGTCGACGAGGTCGTAGGATGGCCCGCCAAGGCGGTCGACGCGCTCGCCAACCGCGTGGTGTTCGATGGTTTCGTCAGCACCGGCGACGACCGTGATCCTTTCGGACTCGACGAGGTGCTGGAAGCCAACGACTTCGCGGTGGAGCTGCCGAAGGCGATCCGCAGCGCCCTCAAGCACTCGTGCTCTTTCGTGTGCCTGCGGTCCGGCGATCCGTCCATCGGAGAGCCGGAGGTGGTCATCACGTTCCGCAGCGCGCTCTACGCGACCGGCATCTGGAACATGGCGACGCGCTCGCTCAGGGCCGCGATGGTCGTGCAGGACATCGACGACGCGCAGGCGGAACAGGGCATCATGATTCCGACCGACGTGATGCTCTACGAGCCCGGATACAACATCCGCATCCTGCGCACCGACGCCGGCTACGTCGCATCCGATCCAATGCCGACCGGACTGGACCACGTGCCGGTCTGGCTGCTCGCCTACCACAGCGACCTCGACAGGCCATTCGGACGCTCACGCATCAACCGCGAGGTGATGAGCATCACCGACCAGGCCGCACGAACCATGCTCCGCATGGACATCGGCGCCGAATTTTATAGCGCGCCACGCGCGGCCCTCATCGGCGCAGAGCCTCCGGTCGACAAGGACGGGCACCCCATCACTGGATGGGAGGCGGCCATCAGCCACCTGCTCGTCATCAACGCCGACGAGGACGGCGTGAAGCCGACGATCCAGCAGCTGTCGCAGATGACCATGCAGCCGCACAGCGACCAGCTACGCGTGCTCGCCGCACGAATGAGCGGCGCGACCGACATCCCGATGGCGAAACTCGGCGTCATGACCGACAGCGGCCCAAGCAGCGCCGACGCTATCGCGGCCGGCGAAAGCGACCTCGTCATAGAGGCGAAGAACACGTGCGACGCGTTCGGCGTGCAGCTGCGCAGGATGGCGAGGGACATCGCGCTGCTCAAGAACGGCGACAACATCGACGAGAAGCAGCTCGCTGCGCTCGACGTCAACTGGCGCGATCCGGAACGTCCCAGCCGCGCGAGCCGCGCGGACGCGATCCTCAAGCAGGTGCAGGCCATCCCATGGCTCGCCGAATGCGATGTGATCCTCGAGGAATTGGGCTACGACGACGCGAAGATCACGCGCCTGCTCGCAAGCAAACGCAAGGCGGACGCCCGCAGCGTGCTCGACTCGCTCACCAAGACCGCCACACGACGGCAGGAAACCGAGGTGAACACCGATGACGACACGGCAGGACGTGGAAACGCTCAGCCTCGCGCAGCAGCAGGCGGTCAGGATGGCGATCAGGGAGATGAGAAGCCTGTGGACAACGGCTCAGGATCTGAACGCTGAATGGCAGCTTGATCTCCTGCTCGACGCGGTCCCGCGCCTCGTCGCCAAATACGGCGACGTGGCGGCCGCCGCAGCCGCCGAATGGTATGAGCGGCAGCGCGCCGAATACGGCCCGTCCGACAGCGAGGAAAGCTATCGCGCGATCACAGCCGACAGCTTCCGAGACGAGGCCATACGTGCCGCCATGCAATCACAATCCTCACTGCTCTCATCCGACCCGCAGCAGCTCGCCTCATGGCTCGAACAGGCGATCACACGCTGGGTCCACTACTCCGGCCGCCAGACCATCGCCAACAACGTCATACGCGACCCGTCGAAACCACATTGGGCGCGCGTGCCCCGAGGCGCCAAAACATGCGCCTTCTGCCTAGTGCTCTGCTCGCAGGGCTTCGTATACCGCAGCGAGGACACGGCCACGTTCGCGCACGGCAGCATCGACAAATACCACAACGACTGCGACTGCGAGGCGATCGCCTCATGGGACGCGAACGAATCGATCATCAAAGGCTACGACCCGGACCGCCTCTACGACCAATACGCCGAAGCGCGCGACATGATCGCAAGCGGCAACATCCCCGAGGAATGGCGCGAACAGATGAAAGCCACCGGCATCAAGACCGACAGCATGTACGACCCACACGCGCTCGCGTTCCTCATCCGCAGGACGTGCCCGAGCTCCGTGCGCGACGGCGTCAAGGGCGACTGACCGAAACCGAAACAGATTTTCCAAGGCGACCGCACGGCCGCCTTTTTTACCGTCCGAAGCCGCACGGCCGATGGACGGCGCAACAAGAAAGGGAGGGCCACATGGCCGAAGAAGCATCCAATTCCACCGACACCGAACAGAACGCGACGGACGCAACGGAGCCGCACGGCACCGAAGGCGGGAAACTGGACTACAAGGCGCTCTACGAGCAGTCGCAGGCGGACCTCGAGAAGGTCACGGCCGAAAGCCGCAAGTGGGAGAAGAACGCCAAGACCAACTACCAGAAGGCGAAGGAATTCGACTCGATCAAGCAGTCGCAGATGACCGACCAGGAACGCATCGACGCCCTGCAGGCCAAGGTCGACGGCTACGAGCGCGCCGAGTCCATCAGCAAATGGAAGGCGGAGGCCGCCAAGAAGTACGACCTGCCGGCGGACCTCATCCAAGGATCCGACGAAAAGCAGATCGACGACCACGCCAAGGCCCTCAAACAGTACATCGCGGCGATCAAGAAGCCGAAGATCAACGTGCCCGGCGGCAACAAGAACCCCGACGAGCGCAATGTCAAAGGCGACTGGCTGCGAGACGCGATCCAAAACTCGCGCCACTAACAACGAAAGGAAAACAAAATGGTGTCAACCGTCAACCAGATGATCGGATCCACCGACCTCGGCTCCGGCAACGGACTCATCCCGGTCGAATACGCGACCCAGATCATCCAGGACGCACCGAAGCAGTCCGTCATCATGAGCCGTGCGCGCACCGTGCGCATGAGCACCAAGACCCGCACCCAGCCCGTGCTCGACTCCAAGCCGATCGCCTACTGGGTCGGCGGAGAAACCGGCCTCAAGCAGACCACCAAGATGAAGTGGAGCGGCCTCACCATCACGGCGGAGGAACTCGCCGCCATCGTCCCGATCCCCGAAGCCGTCCTCGACGACGCCGGCATCCCGCTCTGGCCCGAGATCATGCCCCGTCTGACCGCCGCCATCGGCCTCAAGGTCGATCAGGCCGCGCTCTTCGGCACCGACAAGCCGGCAAGCTTCCCCGAAGGAATCGTCACCCAGGCGACCACCAAGGGGAACACAATCCCCGCCGGCAAGGACCTCGCGGCCGACGTCGCCACCATGGGCCAGAAGCTTGCGGAGCAGGGCTTCGCGATGAACGGCTTCGCCGCACAGCCCGGCCTGCGCTGGCAGCTCATCAGCCTGCGCAACACCAACGGCACCCCGATCTACACGCCCAGCCTCTCGGCCGGAGCCCCGAGCACCCTCTACGGCTTCCCGCTCAACGAGGTCAACAACGGCGCATGGGACCCGAAGAAAGCCATGCTCATCGGCGCCGACTGGAGCAACTTCGTGGTCGGCCTCCGTCAGGACATCACCTTCAAGATGCTCGACCAGGCCGTCATCACCGACGACAACGGCACGGTGATCCTCAACCTCGCCCAGCAGGACTGCGTGGCGATGCGCGTCACCTTCCGCGTCGGCTTCCAGATCGCCAACCCGATCAACGACGTCCAGTCCGACGCATCCAAGCGCTTCCCGGCCTACGTGCTCGCGCCGGCCTCCGCGGTCGCGGCGAGCCTCGAGGATTCCGGCACCCCGGTGGTCACCGCCGACGACGCCTCCGCTGACGACGCCTCCGCTGACGACGCCGAAGCGGGCTCCAAGGCCGCATCCAAGACGAAGGGCAAGTGATCGCATGGCGGACGGTGAAGAACCCGACTGGGAGACCGAGCCGTTCGCCACGTCCTCCGACCTCGAACAGAGATGGAGGGCGTTCGGCGAAATGCCGAGCGAAGACCGCAAGCTCGCCGACACGCTGCTCTCCGACGCGTCGCAGATCATTCGCGACGAATGCCCAAGATGGCGCGAGACGAGCCCGCTCACACGCAAGATCATCGCGTGCGAGATGGTCAAGGACGTGCTGAGCCAGTCCGACGACGCGATCGGCGTGAGCCAATCGACCGAGACCGCCGGCAGCTTCAGCCAGACCTACCAGTACGCGAACCCGTCCGGCCGCCTCTACCTCACATCGGCGCAGAAACGGCGCCTGCTCAAAGGCGGACAGACCATGTGGTCCGTGGACCTCGCCACCGGCGCGGCGGTGCTCCCATGAGCATGCACGGCGAAACCGTCATCGTCCACCGCATCGTCCACACCGGCGACACCGACGACCTGAACAACGAAATCACATCGACCCGCACGGAAACCGTCGAGAACGTCCTCGTCGAACCGGGAAACCAGTCCGACGCATCCGACGCGACCAGACCGGACGGCATCACCGTCGCCTACGTGCTCTACTTCCCCCGGACCTACACGTTTGGTGGACTGCGCGGGGCGACGGTCGAAATCAGCGGCATCGACAAGCCTCTGCACGTCATCGGCGACCCAAGACCGATAGCCGGAGGCATCAGACCGACCAGATGGAACCTCAAGGTCGAAACGGAGGAACGCGATGGCTAGGATCCGCACCCAACTGCGCAAGGACGGCGTACTGGCGATCCTCAACAGCGCCGAGATGAACAGCCTCGTGCGCCGCAAATGCGAAGAGATCCAGGCACGCGCCAACGCGTCAAGCGGAGGCGGATACAAGTCAAGCGTCATCAAGACAGACCGAGCGCACGGCGCCGTCTACACGGGCACATACGAGTCCGCGAAGGACAACGCACGGCACAACACACTGCTCAAATCGATCAGCTGACTGAAAGGAACACCCACGATGTCCATGGTCGAAACAGCAGTCATCAAGCGCCTCAACGCGGACGAAGGGATTAAGGCCGCAGGCCTTGCCGCATACGGCGACGTCCCCGAGTCGCGTCCGACGCGATTCATCACCGTGGAACGCGTAGGCGGCTCCAGCGGCCGGATCATCGACCGGCCGCTCATCGCAGTGCAGATCTATGCGCCCACCAGAAGCGAGGCCATGAAACTGGCCGAAACGACCCGCATGGCGCTCATGCGCCTCACGGATCCGACCAACCTCACCGGCCTCGCTGAAATCGCGGCCGTCGACATCTCGAGTGTGACCAACTATCCGCTCGACGAGAAGACGCCACGCTACCAGATCACCGCGCAGCTCGCGGTGCACGAATGAAAGGAACCACATGAGCAAACCAAACTCGCAGATGGTCTCCGTCGGCAAGCCGCACGGGAGTGACGGAAGGGTGGCCGGCGGCGCATGGTACGCCAAGTCCGGCGGCACACTGCCCAAAGACGCCACAACCAGCCTGGCAAGCACCTTCACCGACTTGGGATACCTGTCCGACGACGGCCTGACCGACACCATCGACAAGAACTTCACCGACGTGACCGCATGGGGCGGCGACCGCGTGCTGAGCGTGCTCACCTCCCAGACGGAAAGCTTCAAGTTCGCGATGCTCGAGACCACACTCGACACGCTCAAGGTCGTCTACGGCGCCGACAACGTCACCGACGACAGCGGCGTCATCTCCGTCAAACACAACGCCAAGGGCAACGACCAGTTCACCTTCGTGTTCGAGATCGCCATGACCGGCAACCGCATCAAGCGAATCGTCGTGCCATCCGCAGTCGTCACCAACCTCGACGACGTCGAATACAAGGACGGGGACGCCATCAACTACTCCATCGAACTCGCCGCGCTGCCCGACGCCGACGGCAACACGGCCTACGAGTACATCAGCGCCGTCTCCGCCGCCGCCCACGGCGACAGCCGCTGAGGCCCCGGCCGGAGTCGCACCAAGACCGGCCGTGCGGCGGCACAAAAGCCGAGTCCCCGCCGCACGGCCATCATCCACACAAGGACCACGGCAAAAACCTGAAAGGCTCATCAATGGCGATCATCATCCAGGACTACGAACCGTCCGGCGATACCATCGAAGTCATCATCCCCGGCAGCAAGAAACGGTGGAGCATCCCGAACGCGGAAACGCTGACCATCAAACAGATGTCAGCCGCCCAACGTGGAGACTTCGGCTTCGTCTACGACCTCTTCCCCGAAGAGGCGCACCCGCTGATCGACAACCTCCACGCCAAGCAGATCGAACAGCTGCTCAAGGGGTGGACCAAGGAAAGCGGCGTGGAAGACGGCCCAAAAGAATAGCGGCCGTCTGCTGGCTCATCGCCGAGCATCGCGACGCTGTCGAACTGCTGCTCATCGAGCACGGCCTGCGACTGCGCATGCTCGGCCATGGCCTGTCATTCAACGACGTCTACATTCTGTGCGCCCACGCTCCGGAAGGATCAGCGCTCGCCGGTGAAATCGACCCGGCGGCGAAATGGACGCACCGCGACTACATGCTGTGGTCGATGGAGTATTCGCTCCGCTGGCTCGCATGGTCCAAGACCAAGGAAGCGCAGCACAAGAGGCATCGTCCGGAACCGCTGCCGACACCCGGCAAGCGCAGGGACTCCAACAGCGGACGCTTCACGGACGTGCAGCCGATGAGCATCGACGAGATGCGCGAATACCTCCGCCGGCCAAGGCACTCGATCAAGAAATAAGCCTCAGGACTCGGCGGTTTGTGAGGAACGATGGCCGGAGTGACCATCATGGACGCCTGGATCAACGTCGTCCCCAGCATGGCTGGAATCACCGGAAAGCTCAACAAGCAGATTTCCGGCGTCGGCGACCAGGTCGGAACGAAACTAGGATCCGAAGCCGGACACGGCTTCTCCAAGGGACTGCTCGGCGTCGGCGCGATAGTCGGCGCGGCGGCGCAGATGACGCAGAAGGCCATGAGCGCCATCTCGAGCAGCATCGGCAGCGCGGTATCGCGTGCAGACCAGATGAACAACTTCCCCAAGGTCATGGCGAACCTGGGCTATTCGTCCGAGGACGCGTCGAACAGCATCAAGAAAATCGGCAAGGCATTGGACGGCCTGCCAACCTCGAGCGCCGTCATGAGCGGCATGGTGCAGCAGCTCGCCCCTCTGACCTCAAGCCTCGACGAGGCGACCACGATCAGCCTCGCCCTGAACGACGCCATGCTGGCCGGCGGCGCGTCGACCATGGAGCAGGAAAACGCCCTGACCCAGTACACCCAGATGTTGAGCGCCGGCACGGTCGACATGCAGGCATGGCGGTCGATCCAGGCGGCAATGCCTGGACAGCTCAACCAGGTGGCTGAGGCGCTGCTCGGCGCCGGTAAGAACGGCAACGATTTGTACGCCGCGATGAAGAAGGGGAAGGTGAGCTTCTCCGACTTCAACAAGGCGATCGTCGACCTCGACAAGAACGGGTTCGGACAATACGCCAGTTTCGCGCAGCAGGCCAAGGACGCGACGCAGGGCATCGGAACCGCCATAGAGAACATGCACAACCGAATCGCCAAGGCCGTACAGAAGGTCATCGAGGCGGTCGGCGTCTCGAACATCAGCGGCGCCATCAACGCGTTCAGCTCGCAGTTCGGAAAAATCGGCGACGCGGCCGCCGACGTGACGGTGTTCGTCAAGGACTCCTTCGCGGATATGTGGGGAAAGATCGTCCAGACCGGAGCGATCGCGAACATCAAGACGGTGCTGGAAGTGCTAGTCAACACGTTCCGCTCCATCAACTGGAAGAATCTCATCCCGCCCGACGTGTTCGACAGATTCTCGTGGGCCGTCGCGAACGCGATGAGCATCGCCATCGACGGCATCGCCAACCTTCTCGCCATCATAGGCGAGGCGGTCAAGGCCATCGCACGGTTCGTCCAGTCCTTCGCCGCGACCGGAGCATTCCAGGCGTGGATCGAAGTCCTCAACATGGTCGTCGGCCTCGTACGCGACGTGGTCGTCGCCATTGCAAGAATCATCGCGAAATTCGTCGAACTCGCCACCCACGGAAAGGACGCCAGCGACTTCGGCACATCCACCGGAAATGCGTTCAAGGTCATCGCCGAAGCCGTCAAACCGGTGATAAAGGCTCTGGACGACGTCGTGAACTGGGCCGCAAACCACGCAGGAACGGTCGTCACCGCCATCAAGCTCATCGGCGCGGCCATGCTGGCCGTCAAGGGCTACCAGGCCATCACGAGCGGACTCAACGGAATCGCGAAGGCAGCGCAGGCCGTAGGGGGTACCGCCAGCGGCATCTCCAAGACCGTCGAATTCATCAACGAGATGGGCGGCCTCGGCGCCACGCTGAAGCACGTAGCGTCGAACCTCAACATCGTCAAGGCCGCGCAGGCCGCATGGAACGCCATCACCACGGCGGCAACGGCGGTGCAGGGCGCGTTCAATGCGGTCATGTCTGCCAACCCTATCGCGCTCGTCGTCATAGCCATAACGGCCCTCATCGCCGCGCTCGTGCTCTTCTTCACCAAGACGGAACTCGGACGGCAGATGTGGGCGTCGTTCATCTCATGGCTGCAGCAGGCATGGCAGGCCGTCAGCACGTTCTTCATCGGCCTGTGGGACGGCATCGTCCAAGTGTTCCAGGACGCCGTGCAGTCCGTGCAGTCCGCATGGAGCTCGGTCACGTCGTTCTTCACCAACCTGTGGAACAGCATCGTGTCCGGCGTGCAATCCGCCTGGAGCGGCATGACCGGCTTCTTCGCCAACCTGTGGAACGCCATCTCCACGGGAGTGCAGGCCGCGTGGAGTGCCATCGCCAACGTGTTCACGACGGTCGGGCAGGGCATCCAGAACGCCGTCGCCACCGTCTGGACGGCCATCGGCACGCTCATCCTCACCCCCATCCAACTCGTCCAGAACGGCATCAACAACGTGTTCGGCTGGATCCTGGGTTTCATCACCAGTCAGATGGAATCGACCAGCGGCGTCATACAAACCGCGTGGACCGGCATCTACAACATCGTCAACGGCGTCTGGACGGCCATCGGCACGGTGATCCAGACCGTCATCAACTACATGCGCACGATAATCGTCGCCGTCCTCGACCTCATCAAAGGCGACTGGCAAGGCGCATGGAACACCGTCAGCAGCTTCTTCCAGGCCACATGGAACGGCATCGTCTCCTTCCTCGCGCCGGTCATCGAAGGCGTCAAAACGACCATCGGCAACGCGCTCAACGCGATCAGCACGTGGTGGAACAGCGTCTGGACGGCGATAAGCACGTTCTTCTCCAACATCTGGAACGGCATCGTCTCCGCTGTCACGCAGAAGGTCAACGCGGTGAGCAACGTCATCAGATCCGTCTGCTCGGCAGTCTCGTCATGGTGGAACGGGATCTGGAACGCGATAAGCGGCTTCCTTTTCAGCGTCTGGAACGGCATGGTCAGCGCTGTGTCGAACCGGATCAACGCGGTCCGTAACACGATCAGCAGCGTGCTCAACGCGATCAGAGGCGTGTGGAACAGCGTCTGGAACGGCATCAGCGGCTTCCTCGGCGGGATCTGGAACGGCATGGTCAACGTGGTCGGCGGAGCCATCGGACGCATCGGCGGACAGGTCGGCAGAATCTACGGCCTCGTCACCGGAGCGCTCTCCGGAGCTGGAGGATGGCTCTACGGCGCCGGCCGCAACATCGTCCAAGGCCTCATCAACGGCATCGGCGGAGCTTTCGGATGGCTCAGAAGGACCATCATGAACCTCGGCAGCAGCGTCGTCGGCTGGGCCAAGAGCGTGCTCGGCATCCACTCCCCATCACGAGTGTTCCGCGACGAAATCGGCCAGAACATCGCGAAGGGCATGGGCCTCGGCATCGAACGCGGCCAGCGGACGGTGCACGACGCCATGAGCTCCCTCTACGACGAGATCGACCCGTCGAAGACCGACACGGGCGTCAACGTGACCGCTCGTGGAACCTACCAGCTCGCCTACGACGACGAGATGCAGCTCGCATCGCGCGGACAGCAGCTCTCCAAGCAGGACATGCTCGAAGCACTCCGCGAGGTGTGGGGAGACGGCGTCACGCTCCATCTCAACGATCGCGGAGGCGAGGTCATGGCTGGCAAGCTCGCTAAGCCGATGGCCGACGAATTCGAAAAACGCACGAATCTCGGAAGGTGACAAATGCTCTCCACACTCCACATGCCGACGCCATCCGTCGATGACGTCAGACTCGACGGGACGCCACTCGAAAGGGTGATGCTCGGCGTCGGCAAGGACGGGATCACGGTCGGAAAAAGCGACCCGTCAATCTCGACCGAATCGATCCACGGCCGCAACGGCGTGCTCGATGTGACGCTCGAGGATGAGACCGGCGCCGCCTACTCCGGCATGCGGACCATCACGGCAAGCCTCTACACGGCAGGCGGCGAGGACGACATCTTCGCCGCCAAATCGTGGCTGGGCGCGCTGAACGGCAAAAACACCACGCTCTCATGGCGCGGCATGCTCGGAGAATGGCGTGGCAGACTGTCGGTCGGCGAATGGTCCGACATCGTCACTCACGGCGGAATGCTGCAGGTCTCCACAGTCGAAGTCTCAATGTCCGCCATGCCATGCCTGTACGCTCCCACGAGAAAGGCAGCGCTCCGCAACGGAGCCAACCGCATCCACGTGCGCGGCAACCGTCCGGCATGGCCCACATTCACGCTCACGCCAACGAATGAAGCGAAAAGCGTGCGCGTCGAAGACGGACACGGCCACGCGATCGAACTCGTGGCGACCGGCCAGACGCTCACCGGATCCATCACCATCTCGACCGACCCGGACAGCCGCGAATGCAGGATCAACGGAAACCTCAAGGCGCCGACGTTGGAAAGCGACTACTTCCCGCTGCTGCCCGGACTGCAATCACTCACGCTCGCCAACTGCTCCGGCTCGCTCGCATACGAACCACTCACGCTCATATAAGGAGGTACGATCATGCGATTCATGCTCTTCGACAGGTGGGGCAATCCGCTCGGTGACATCCAATCGGTCATCGACGCGAAACGCACGCGCGGCACCGACGGCACCGACACGCTCGACATCACCGTCATCGGCGAGATCAACAAGGACGAACGGATCGTGTTCCGCGACTCCATGGGGCGCTGGGCGGAATACCTCTGCCGGTATCCGGAGACCGAACGATCCAGCGGCCGGCCGATCACCACCGCGTACTGCAGCGGATCAGTCTGCGAGCTCTCCAAGGTCTACGTCGAAAACCGCCGCAACCGATCTGCAACGGCCGAGGCATGCCTCGCGAAGGCGCTCGACGGAACCAAATGGAAGGTCGGAACCGTGCAGGCCGGCCTCACCACGCATCAGGCCGACCTCGCCTTCTACCACGAATTCGTCTCCGACGCGCTCCAGGACATCTGCGACACCTTCGGCCTCGAACTGCAGACCCGCATCGAGGTGGACGCGAACCTCGTCAAGGCCCGATACGTCGACCTGCTGGAACAGCGCGGGGCGACGGAGAGCACTCGACGGTTCGAATACCGCAAGGACCTCCCGTCCATCAAAAGGACCGTCGACAGCGACAACGTCATCACCCGCCTGTGGTGCTGGGGCAAAGGCGTGGAACAGACCGACGGGAACGGCGAAGCCACAGGCGGATACAGCCGCAAGATCGGTATCGGCGACGTCAACGACGGCAAGCCGTACATCGACGCCGACGCGGCACTCGCGCAGTGGGGCATCGCCGGACCGGACGGAAAGACCATGCCGTCGGAAGGCGTCTACGAGAACGGCGACATCGACGATCCGGCCAAGCTGCTCGCCGCCGGCAAGGCGCGTCTCGCGAAAGCCTGCAAGCCATCGGTCAGCTACACGGCCACAGTGGCCGCACTCGGCCGAGCCGGTTTCGACCCGGAAGGCGTCGACGTCGGGGACAGCGTGCAGATCATCGACTCGGCCTTCACGCCGACGCTGCGCCTCGAGGGCCGGGTGCTCAAAATCGAAGAGGATCTGATCGGCACGCTCGCCGACACCACCCTCACACTCGGCAACATCACACAGTCTTACACGCAGCGCATGGCCGCGCAGAAACAACAGCTCGACAAGCTCATCAATTCCAGCGGCGCATGGAACGACGCGGCCGGAGGCAAAGGCGTCTACATCGCCGACCTGATCGACCGCATCAACCAGGTCATGAATGAGACCGGCGGATACGTCTACCAGACGCCGAACCAAGGCATCTACGTGTACGACAAGCCAATCGACCAGCACCCCACGCAGGTCATCCAGATCGGCGGCGGATACTGGCGGTGCGCAAGCTCGAAAAAAGCGAACGGCGACTGGAACTGGCGCAGCCTCGCGAACGGCAAAGGACTCTTCGCCGACGCGCTCTACACAGGCCTGCTCTCCGACGCCGCAGGCTACAACAGCTGGAACCTCGACACCGGCGACTTCAAACTCTCCGCACGAACGACGGTCGGAGGAAAAACGGTCGACGCAATCGCCGGAGACTCATCATCGGCAGCACTCGCCGAGGCGAAAAAATACGCCGACCAGATGAAACGCGAGTCCGACCAGACCGACCTCGACAACCTTGCCGCGGCCAAGGGCTACGCGCAGGCGAAAGCCGAAGAGGCCCGAAAGAACGCGCTCGCGTCCGCCTCGACGGACGCGACGAACAAGGCGAACGCGGCCCTCGAAGCCGCCAAGAAGGCGGCGCAGGCGTACGTGGACGCCTTGGACGAGTCCCTTGGGCAGAAGAGCGTGTTCGACCGGCTCACGAACTACGGCAAGATCCAAGGCCTGTTCATGGAGAACGGCAACCTGTATGCCAACGCGTCCTACGTCAAGTCCGGCGTCCTGGACGCGAACCTCGTCAAGGCGGGCATCCTGACCGACAAGAAGGGCCTGCAGTACTGGGACATGACCACCGGCGAATTCCGACTGGCCGGAACCAGTACCATTGCCGGCAACAAGGCGAGCGACCTCGCCACCACCACGGCGGCGCAGCGGCTCACCTCCGAAGCCGAGGCGGCGGCCAAGAAGTACGCCGACGGAATCGGCTCGAACACGCTCGCGTCCGCGAAGGCCGACGCCACAAGCAAGGCCAACGCCGCGCAATCAGCGGCCGCGGCCGATGCGACCAAGAAGGCGAACAGCGCGGAAGCCAACGCCAAGAAAGCCGCCTCGACGGACGCGACGAACAAGGCGAACGCGGCCCTCGAAGCCGCCAAGAAGGCGGCAGCCGACGGCGACACCAGCACGCTCGAAGCCGCCAAATCGTATGCCGACAACACGGCCACGAGCCATGTGAACACGTTCCAAAAGGCGCTCACACAGCAGTACATCTTCAACAAGCTCACCGACGGAGGCAAACTCCAAGGCCTCTACATGAGCAACAACCTGCTGTACGTCAATGCCACATACCTGCGGTCCGGCATCATCAGCGGAGCGAGAAGCTACTGGAACCTCGACAGCGGCGTGCTCAGCATGAGCGACGCAAACGGCGTCGAAACCGTCCATCTCGACGGCAACGGCGGCCATAACACGCTCACCGGAACCTTCCAGACGGGCACGTCCGGCTCACGACTGTGGATGAGCCCGAGCTTCAAGCAGACACCAGTCGGCGGAACCGCCGACATCACCGGCGCCGGCATCTCGTTCATCCACGCAACCACGGCGGCGCAGCATCCATACATCGCTGCCGAGTCCACGAATTCCGAACTGGGCGAGATCTCGACGCTGACGTTCAACAGCGGCCGTCGGGCGGACACCGATCCGGGCGCCTTCGTGCGAGTTGGCAGCACGAAAAACAACAACAACAAGAAAGAGGCTATATTCCAAGCGCTCGCCTTGCGCGACTACAGCGTTGCGTCCAGTGACGCGAAAAGCTCCGGCGCGAGACTGGTGTCCTTCGCCTCTCCGGATTCCACCGTGGACACGTACGCGGAGGTCGCCTCGTGGGATCCGAACGGCGTCGTCGGTGTACAGGCTGACATCAACACGGGATACCTCTACATGGGTGGTTTTCTCGGAGGATACACGAACCGTCACACGTTCGTGGGATCCGCGGCATGGCAGGCATGGAAACCGAATGGCGGATCAATATCGGTCGGCGCAAGCGTCTCAGTGCACTTCTCCACAGGGTCCCCAGCCAAATACGGAAGATACTACGCCGTCGCAAACGCCGATGGCGAATGGGGTGGCATCGTCATGCATGTCAAAAACACCGGAGGCCAATCGGGATGGGACATCCAACTGTACAACGCTGACCGAAACCCTTGTTCGGTCACGATGTGGTGCGAGACGCTCGGATGGCTCGTTAAATAAGGACGGTCGAACATGAAACAAACCATGACAATGAACGACGGGAACATCATCGTCAACTGTGACGAACCCGTCAACGGATACCAGCAATTCGTGTTCTCCCCAGGAACCATTGCATCCTGGACGGCACTGCTCGGACTTGGATCCACAGCCGAAGCAGTCGCCGCGATAATGCAAGGCGTCGAGGACACGACGCGATACGATCCGTCAACCGGCAGGGGGGTCTGGACGGAGGCCTATGAAGCGCTCGAAGCGGCGCTGAACGACAGTGCGGCGGACATGTCAATGCTCGCCGATGACGGAACCGTCCAGGACGATCCGCTGACTGTAGCCCGCAACGACACCAGAAAAGGCATGCACCTACCAACCATCCCGCAACAGGCGCAATCGGTATCGACATACGCCCTCGAAGACTCAGACGCCGGAACCGGCATAGACACGTCCTGCGTTGACGCACAGGCGCTTTCCGACCTGCTCTCGGACAAGACGGTTGCCAATGCCATCGACAACGCCGAGGAAAGCTTCTACGCAAGCCTCATGCCGCAACCAATAACCAGATGAAAGGTAGTAGAAAAATGAACGATGACCAGCAGTACGTCAGCTTCGACCGACTCGTATCGCAGAAGCTTTCCGAACAACTCGCCGACGCGAACCGGCAGATCGCCACACTCGCCGCCATGTGCGACGTCAAGGACGCGCAGATAGCCGAACTCCGCGGAAAACTCGAAAACAAGGACGACGGCAATGGCAACGCTTGACGCATTCCGCACCGCAAGCGGCGACCCACTCAAACTCGACTTCGCCAACGACTACGTGCCGGACGTGCGCCTCAACGCCGGCGACGTCAACGGCCGCACCATCACCGTCGAGATCTGGGATGACGGAATGCCGGTCGACACCGACGGACTCGCCGCCACACTCGCCTACAACACCAATCCCGGAAGGGACCTCGGCGACCGCATCGCCATGACCGCCGTCCCCAACACCGAAACAGCCACATACACCGTCCCTGTGCCACGCAAGGCGCTCACGCGCACCGGCCACATCCTGCTCGGCATCGAACTCGAATTCCACGGTTCGAAGATCTGCTCGCGGAACTTCGACGGCATCGTCGAACGCGCCGTGTTCGACACCCAATCGCCGGAGATCGCCGACACCATGGGACAACTCGAAAAGCTCATCAACCAAGCGAACACGGCCACCGCCAAGGCGGACGCTGCGGGGGACAAGGCCGAAAAGGCCGCCAACACGGCAACCGACGCGACGAACGCGTTCAAAACGGCGAAAATCGAATACTCGCAATTCTCCGGCGCGCTCAAACAGACCATCGCGACCATGGCCGCGAACGGCGTCATCATCGCCACCGACGAGGACATGCGCGCGGCTTTCGACCAATACGTGGCGCCGGCGCTCGCCGCGCAGGGCGGACCGTTGGACGACGACACGATCAACTGGTTCATCGACTACATGAGGGAGGACTAAAACATGGTGAATCTCAATGCGGGTTGCACGATCGGACAGACGGCGCAGCTCATCAAGATGGCGCACGAGCAGGACTCGAACGCTGCCACGCTCGCCTACGATTCCGGTCGGGGCGAGTATATGAACGTGGCCGCATGGTGGCACGCGCATCGTGACGGACGAGTGTACGGCGCGAAATTCCCCAAGTTCAGCTATTCGAACAGTCCGGCCGGCGTGAAGACCCGCGACAACGCGAACCTGAAGATCGAGCTGAGCACGAACACCACGGCAGGCCGCGACGACTACTGCGCGATCAACGCGTTCCGCACGCTTGAGGTCAATGCCACCATCGACGACGACGGAAAACCGCACGTCAAGGCGATCAGCGGCCTAGACAACCGTTTCAAACGCGACGGATCCAACGGCGACGTGTGGATCATGCACGCGCCGCTCTACTACAAGGTCGAGGACACCGGCACCCACCTCGAATTCCTCATCTCCGACACGAAATACGACGGCTACGCCGACTTCACCGGCCAGCTGCTCACGGACGGCACCAGAAGGTCCGCCATCCTCCACGCCAAATACATGGCCGGCGTCGATTCGAAGAACATGCCGTTCAGCGTCAGCAACGTGAAGCCGGCGCGCGCGTTCGGCTGCCAGAACGACCTCATCGACTATTCCGCCCGCAAGGGCAAGGGCTACGCCGGCCGATGCACCGGAGACGACTTCTACGTGCAGATGATGCTGCTCATAAAATGGGCCACCAAGAACAGCGACGTGCTCGGAGGCTGCTGGGGATACCCAGGACAGTGCGCCGTCACCGTGGCCGAGACCGGCAAGACGCGTGTGATCGTCAAAACATCCGACGCCAACGGCTTCCTGATCGGATCCACGGTCAACGTGGGCACGGACAAGGAACGCAACAACACCGGCAACGCGTCGGCGGCCGAAGCTCGCACCATCCTCTCCAAGACCACCATCGACGCGTCCAACACCGCGCTCAACCTCGACGGAGCCGCTTTCGACACGACCACCTCGTGCTTCGTGAGCACGATGCCGTGGAAGACCGGAGCTTGCGACAAGGTGCAGGGCACCGACGGTCGTCCGCAATCCGGATCCGCTACGCAGCAGCCATTCGTCCTGCAGGGCATCGAGATGGGCAACGGCGCGTACGAGATCATGCACGACATCATCGTCCAGGCCACGAAGGACGCCGACGGGAACACGGGCCACGAGCTGATCTGGCGCGTGGGGGACACCTTCAAGGCCTCCAAGAACTCGACCGCGAACTACACGCAGATCGGCTCCTATCCGGACGTGCCCAAGGCGAACGACAATCAGTGGAAATACTTCACTGACGTGGAGATCCATGGCGGAATGTTCATTCCATCGGGCACCACGGCAACCTCCACCACAGGCATGTGCGACGCGTGTTTCGCGAACCCGGTCTCATCCCAGGGTCTCCGTCAACTGCTGCGCCTCGGGTTCCTCTGGGACGGGTCGGGCTGTGGCCTGTGGGTTGCGATCCTCTGGGGCGGCTTGGCGTACCGCGGGTGGAACATCTGCTCGCGCCTATCTGCGCTTGGCCGCACGAAGCTGTAAGCGCAGTGCGGTGGGGGTGAGCGGCAGCGAGGGGGCGAAGCCCCATCATCCCACCCCCACCGATGCATTCGAACGATCGTACTGATCCGAAAAACAATCATTTAAAAACAATCATTTCGGGACTTGTGGCGGTGTGCCGTCCGGCCGGCTGCTCTGCAGCGCCTCGGGAACCTCAGGGACAGGTCGAACTGTGGCCTGTGGGTTGCGAACCTCAGGAACGACTTGACGAACCGCAGGTGGAACATCTGCTCGCGCACATCTGGAACATCCCCGTCAAAACGAGTCTTTACGCCACAATTACCCTCCACACCGTGAGAGGGCATGCCACGGCCATGCGCCGAAAATGCGAACCAAGCACGCGGCTGGTAGACGATCCACGCCAGCACCATCGAACGCCGCCTTAGTCCAGATAGGGGAGTCGGAAGACAGCTTGAAAACATATTGCAAACACACCAGATGCGGCGGAACGCTCTTCGTCCGCCACTGCATCGACCTGTACCTCAAAGACAAGAAGGGCAGATCGGACGTAAAACGCTTCATCGCCTCGTATGACGGCGACCTCGACGCCATCGCCGCCGACATGGCCGGCGAGATCCGCAGCGGGAACATCAGACTCGGCGAGATCAGATACTTCAACCGCGTCGAGCCGACGAACGGGAAACGCAGGATCATAGGCAGGGAGACGGTGCGCCACCAGATCTTCGACTGGATCGCGGTCACGGCGCTCATGCCGATGCTCAAGGCCAAGGTCGGCCCGCACCAATGCGCCAGCATCAAGGGCAGGGGAACCGGACGCGTCCGCCAGCTCGTCAAACGATGGTCGTTCGAGGGACGGTTCAAATACTTCATCAAGATGGATGTCCGCAAATACTATCCGAGCATCGACCGTCCGACGCTCAAGGCGATGCTCTCCCACGACGTCGGAGACGCTCAACTGCTCCGGCTCACGTTCACGCTCATCGACTCGTACCAGGGCGGAAACGGGTTGAACATCGGCTCGTATCTCTCGCAATGGTTGGCGAACTACTATCTTTCCGGCGCCTTCCACCACGCCGCTGAACGGCTGACCGCCACACGTCGGCGGAAGGACGGAACCGCCGTGAGCCGAAGGCTCATCGACCACGTCGTCTTCTACATGGATGACATACTGCTCGTGTCGCATTCGAAACGTGATCTCAAAATGGCCGCCAGACGCTTGGTCAAATGGATCGAAACGAACCTCAAGGTCAGCATCCACCCCGAATGGAACCTCAAATACTGCGCTTTGGAACCGGTCGACATGGCCGGTTTCACGTTCCGCCCGGACGGACGCGTGAACATCCGGACGGTCATATTCCTGCGCATGCGCCGAGCCTTCAACCGCGCGGCCCGCGCATCGTGGATCGGCTACGCCCTCGCCAAACGTTGCGCCTCCTACTGGGGGTACCTCGTGCACAGCGACTCATGGTCGTACCGCCGACGCCACGGCATCGATTCCACCATGCGCAGGGTCAGGGCTTCGCTCCGGCTCCACGCGAAAATGCAAAGGAGAAGATATGCAATTGCCGATCGTGTCCAGTAGCGAACCGCTCGAGAAAGTCAGCTACTTCCGGCGCGGTGACGGCATGGCGGACATCCGCCTGCGCCGCAACATCAGGACCGTCGAACATGAGACCACGTCCGACGGAATGCCGGCATGGACCGAATACCAGGCCGAGGAAGCGTATCTGCTGCGCGACCTCACCGAACAGGAGGCCGTCGAACAGTACGACACACTATGGCGCTCGTACATCACCGAACACAAGGACGCCGACGAACGCATCGCGGACCTCGAACAGGTCGGCGCCGACAACGCCGACAGCATCGCCGAGCTCTACGAACAGCTCGCAACCATCATTGGAGGTGAGAACGCATGAGCAAGCTCGACCAAGCCATGGCGCGCGTCTACGCCAACCGCATCATCATGGGACGATGCACCATCGACGACGTGCCCGAAAAGCTCCGAGACGCCGTGAAGACGTCCCTCGATGAAAAGGGCTGGAACTGGGATGAATGATCCGAACACGGCCGTCACGCTCGTGGCGGCGATCCTGAGCAGCGGAACGATCAGCGCGATCCTCGTGCCGGTCATCTCATGGATACTGCGCCGCAAGGACGCCAAGGATGCGAAAACGGAGGACGGCGACCCACTGCGCGAAGGCGTACGCGTCCTGCTCTTCTGCAAGTTGCGCCAGATCCAGCAGGAAACCGTCTCCGCGGGCGACGTGTGCGATGTGGCAACGAAACAGACCGCGCAAAAGGTCTACAACGCCTATCACGCCTTGGGCGGCAACGGCGTCGGCACGCAGATGAAGGACGACATCCTAGCCGCCAAGATCGAACCTCCCAACCAATTCGCCGACGCATGACGCCGACGCATGATTCCAGACCCCGCGCAACGCGGGGTCTTTTCATATCCAACGACAAAAGGAGGAAGGATATGGTCAAACACAAACCGCCGTGGAAGGCGCTGACGGCCGCGCTGCTCGCCGTCTTCATGGCCGTCGCGCCGGCGGCATCGGCCGACATGAACGGCTACGACGTGAGCGGATACCAGTCCGGCGACATCACGGCTGCCGCCCCGGCAGACTTCGTTGTCATCAAGGCCACGCAGGGGCTTGGTTGGTCGAACATCAACTACTCCGCTCAGGTGGCGAACGCCGACCGCACCGGCAAGGCGACGGGAATGTACCACTTCGCGAATGGTGGCAACGCCGTCACCGAAGCCGATGTGTTCGTCAACGCCGTTTCTGACCGCGTTGGCCGTTCTGTCCTCGCGCTTGACTGGGAACAGTGCCTCGCCTACGGGCGCTATGGCTGCTCCGTCACGAACCCGAACTGGGGTAATCCAGCCTGGATCCAGACATGGGTCACACGAGTCCACGACAGAACGGCAGTATGGCCCATCGTCTACATTCAGCGCTCCGCTGTATGGCAGGTGAATGCATGGGTTCGTGCTAGATGCATGCTTTGGGTCGCGCAGTACGCATCCAACGCGGCCACTGGCTACCAGTCGAACCCGTGGAACGCTGGCGTATCCGGTGAGGGAATGATCCAATACACCAGTTCCGGCTACGTCGGAGGACGAGGACCGCTCGACCTGAACCGATTCTTCGGAAACAGGCAGGCATGGCAGAAAATCGCATGCGGCGAACGGGCCGGCTGTAATTGCGGCACGGTAACGCCCGCGCCGACAACCCGCACCGAAACGACCACAACCACCACCGACCTGAATGCCCTGGCAACCGCCGTCATTCGCGGTGACTACGGCAACGGGGCGGACCGGCAGGCTCGGCTCGGCGGCAATTACGCTGCCGTTATGGCCATCGTGAATGCGCGGCTCGGCGGAGGATCCTACTCCGGCCCGGCCACCGTTACCACGACCACTACCCGCACCTACGTGGTACAGGCGGGTGACACCGTGTGGGCCATCGCCGAACGCACCGGCCTCAAGCCGGCATCGGCATGGCGCGTCCCGAGCGGAAACATCAACCTCATCTACACGGGGCAGGTCATCACCTACTACGGCACGACCGCCACTACGACCGCATCCGGCTACTACGGCAGCTCCACTCATGTGGTGCGCGCCGGCGAATCGCTGTGGTTCATCTATGGCACCGGCTGGGCATCAGCGGCTGCCCGTAACGGCATCCACGCGCCCTACGTCATCTATCCGGGGCAGAGACTCCGGTAACGAAAGCTCCCGCAGCCAAGTGCTGCGGGAGTCCACTTGAAAGGATCAAGATGGACATCTCCAACGCAACGGCGCTCGCATCCGCGATCGTCGCACTCGTCTGCCCTGCCATCGTGCAGGCAGTAAAGAAATACATCCAATCCGAATACGTCGGCCTGTTCTCCCTTGCCATCAGCATCATCCTCGGCGCGCTCGCCGTCGGCGCGACCGGAGGCTTCGCCCACGCCACGTGGGGAGTGGCGCTCGCCGCTGTGGTGGGCGTCGCCCAGGCCGTGTACACGCTCGTGAATCAGGCATTCGGCGGCAAGCTCAGCAAGGATCAGATCTCTGACTGAACGCCCATATATAGAGCCCCTTCCGTGGTATTCGCTCCACGGAAGGGGCTTTTTCGCGTTTTCAGGCCTTGCGCGCTTGGTTCTGAATCTTGATTGCGAACCTCATCGCGTCACCGACGTGCTTTCGGTCGACCTCGGCCATCCAGGCGAAGTCCGGCCCTTCGATGGTCAGATACTTCTCGCCGCCCTTGCGCTTCTTGAATGCCAATGCGAAGACGCCGACGAGCAGCAGACGCGTCAGCGTGACGCGCGACTCCAACGCGGAGCCATCGAGGACCGACGCCGTCACCCCATCGATGGGATGCTTTTCGCGTCCGCAGCGGATCTCGCGTTCGAACAGTTCGAATTTGGTGCCGTCGCTGCCCTTGAACGAGTCGAGCTTCCTTCCGGACGGATTGGCCGCGAGCATGGCCGCCTCGAGCTCACGCTGCGCCTCTTCTCCACGTTCAATCGACCGCATCTGCCGCGCGTAAAGCGTTTCATCAGTCTGATCGATGGCGATTGGCATCGCTTGGGACGGCTTTACGGCGCGGATCTGCGAGGCGAGTTCTTTGAACTCGTCCGAGTGTGAGCGTGTGTAGATCGCGCAGTACGGCGATTTGCGTGACTGTGCGGCTGATCCGATGAGCTCCGTATCGCCATTGGCGGTGCGCACGCTCAGGCAGAACAATCCGTTCGTAAGCAGCGTCGCCTTTCCTTCGGTCACGTCCACGACGCTCGACAGCGGCACGACGGTGCGGTCGAAGCCGTATTGCGAAGCGACGATCTTGTTTCGTTCGATGATGATGTTCTCTCCGTCGAAGGTGACGATGGAACCATATCCCCTTGCCTGCATGATGTTTCTCTTTCCTCCGGCATCGCCGCCGGATCCATGTGTCCAATTGTGTCACACCGCGAGCGTCACCGCGGCCAGTCCGGCACGTAATCTGTCATCGGGCATCGCGACGTATCGTTGCGTAGTCTCCACGCTTGCATGTCCGAGCAGTTTGGAGACGAGCAGGATGTCATGCGTGGCTGCGTAGATCTGCGTGGCATACCGGTGGCGCAATGAATGGGGCGTCCATCCGGCGCCGAGCAGCGCGCTCACGTGCTTCCCGATGTGCGTGCTTTCGCAGTGGCCTCCCCATCTGCCGGGGAACACGTAACCGTGATGGGCCACGATCATGTCGGCGAGGTCGTCGGCGATCGGGACGATGCGTTGTTTGTCGCCCTTGCCTCTGACCATGAGGTTGCTTCCTCCGGCTGTCTTGAGTACGTCGTCGCTGTGCACCGCGGCGATCTCGGCACGGCGCAGTCCGCACTCGGCGCCGAGGCGGATCATGATTCTCTCATTGCCCTGCGCTTCCTTCATCGCACGTGCGATCACTTCCTCCGGGCATGGTCGTGGATGGGCCTGTGGACGTTTTACGCTCGGCAGCTCGCCACTCGGATCGTCGTCGCGCCGGCCGCTCTTCCGCATCCAGCGGAAGAAACTGACCACAGCGTTGCGTGCGCTTTTGCGCGTCTCCGTCTTCCACTCGCGTGCGGCGAAGTAGTCGATGAGATCGTCCCCATCCACGTCGAGAGGTGATCCTTCGAGCTCGCGGCTCAAGGCCGTCAGTTGGCATCGGCGCGTGCAGATCGTGTTCGGCGAGTATGCGCCGGCCTTGAGTGATTCAAGCCATTTGCTGATATATTCTGCCCATTGCGGGGCTGGTGTTGTCTTACGCATGGCACACCATCGTGCTTCTGTTGCCATTTTTGGGTATAGAAAAGGCCGCCAGCATTCCACTGACGGCCTACCCCTTGGTAGCGGGGCTAGGATTTGAACCTAGGACCTCTGGGTTATGAGCCCAGTGAGCTACCGAGCTGCTCCACCCCGCGTCGGCTTGTCTTCATTGAGGCAGCTCTAACTACTTTACGGATGTTGGCTAATAAGTCAAATCGGCGTGTCGCATATTGCGCTGCTAGTGGAATCGCATATCCGATAACGCGTTATCCGTTTTTCGTATAACGCTGCGGACCGTCGATGAAAACCGCCGAATACGCCATATCCGGGTCCGCACCATAATAGGAAACATGCCTATCAAGATTCCCAGCGGCCTTCCGGCCAGA